TTATGCTCTTTCCTACTATCAGACATATTTTAAATCAAAAGACGAAATACATGGAATAACAAACTTTTATAATAATACAACAACAAACTTACATATATCTGGCAATATACTATTTTGTGACATACACGAATATGTTAAAAATGAAGAACACGATGCCAAGTTGATGTTTTCTGGTATGCTGCTAGCAAGCTATCAAATAAACATAGATACTGGGGAAATAACTAAAGAAAATACTACTATACAAGAAAACACATTGTCAGCAAATAACGATAACCCTACTACCACTGAAATATCAACAGAACCTTATATTGAAGAAACACAACCTCTAGCTTCCAAAAACGATGCTACGGAGTCTTCTGTAAAAAATGGAACAACTTACGTACTTAATACACACACTAAAAAATTTCATAAACCATCATGTCATGAAGTCAAAAAAATAAAAGATGAAAACCTATCTTATTATACAGGTTCTGCTAGTGACGTGACGCAACAAGGATATTCAGCTTGTAAAAAATGTAATCCTTAATAAATTATATTACTTTTAATTTTAAGATTTAATATATGCACTAAAGTTGACAACTATGTTATCGGCTTTGAACCAACCTTTTATGTGTTGGAGATGTGGGAACAGTTTCCACTATTACCTGTTTGATTCAGTGATAGAAAACAGACAGAAATATTAATTTTAAGGAGAATTATTATGAAAACTGCTAAAGTCATAAAAATTTTAGACAAGTACTCTATTTTAATTAACTATGGAAGAACTAAAGGTGCTACCATAGGCGAAAATGTTCAGGTTGTTGAAATAGGTCCTGAAATAACGGATCCTGATTCTGGCAAAAGTCTTGGCACTCTTGATCACGTTAAAGACGTATTGCAAATACAAGAGGTCTTTGATGAATTTTCAATTTGCAAAAAAAGGAGTGAAGTCAATTTTGCTTCATTTGTCGATCCTTTTAAGCAAGCCGAAAAAATATACTCTGAGCAAGCATTACTTGTCAATAAAGAACAGATAACAAAACTACGAAGACCGCAAAACAATGTTATCAATTTAGGGGATACTGTTAAAATAATATAAAATTTCATTTGAAAATTATTGACTTTTAGTTTCCTTACAAATATAATGTAGTCAAGTTAAATAGCTGATACTTAAATGGACAGCGAAGAAAAAGCCTTGCTACATATATTTGTAGCAAGGCTTTTTCGATTTTATTTTATTATGGAGAAAACTATATTGGATAAACCTTTTTTAACTTTTGATGAACAAATAAATAAACTTATAAGTGAAAAACATTTAATTATAAATGACCGTGATTATGCACTTGAAGCATTATCTTCCATATCATACTATGACCTTGTTAATGGTTATAAAGATTTGTACCAAAAGGATGATGTATTTATACCAGGATTAGGAATTGAACAGTTATTTGCAACACATATATTTAACAAAAATATTCAAGGTGTTATCGTAAAATATGCTGGATACGCAGAGAACTCATTTAAAACCATTCTATCTTACGTTATTGCCAAAAACATATCTGAGAAAGAAACTGAATATCTAAATCCTAAGAATTACAAATACTCTAATGATACTGATAAACGACAACATCTTAGAACTTTATTAAATAATACTTTAAAATTATGTAATGAAACCAATGATACACCAACATCTCATTATAGAAACACAAAGGATCACATTCCACCATGGATATTATTCAAAAATGTGTCTTTTTCGTCTACAACAGATATATATAAATATTTAAAAACCAAAGACAAAAAAGATATGTTTATATATTTCCGGCTTTTATCTGCTTCTAATATAGATGATGATGCTAAAGCTAATGTTTTATTAAGTGCCCTAAATATTGTTCGTAAATTTAGAAATAAAGCAACTCATAATCTTGATTTTGTTAAATATAGGTCTCCGCTTTTTCACAGTGCTAATCATATATTTGAAAATACGCTTTTATATACAAATGAAATTAACAAAACATATGATGATATATGGGGTCTTATTTTATCAATGATTATTTTATTAAATAATAAATATTTAGAATATAGCTTCATATCTGAATTATCTACATATTTGAATAGTTATGGAAGTAATATGAGTAAACTATATTGCCGCATAACCGGTATTCCTATCGATTATCAAAGAAGATTTGAATTATACAGGTCTACTTTAACGACACGTAACACCGAGCATAATCTAGAGCAAAAAAACGATGATGCTGCTATTCTTCAAGATACTTATTCAGATGTGGCTGCAACGTCTGAAACCGAGACATAACATATATATTTAAAATCTAATTACAGATTATACCGTAAATCTAAAACTAGCAATAACTGGAAAAAGAAAAAACTTAATAAAAGCCCCTGTGCTACCAACACAAGAGCCTTTACCACGATACTTACATAAGCTGTGCCTATGATATAATACCGCCCTGAACAAGCTGTATTATATCATTCCTGACACCACTTTTGCAAGTAGGTGTTATTTTTATACTCTAATTTAACCAATTAATAAGTTGCACCGGTGCAACTTCGATTAACGAAAGGAATGATAATATGAAATTAGCTAATGGAATGGGTAGCGTATATAAGCTATCTGGAAGAAGACGTAAACCATGGGTTGCTCGTAAAACAAAAGGCTGGGATATTGATGAAAAAACTGGAAAAACCAAACAGCTCTACATGACTATTGGATATTTTCCCACAAGACAGGAAGCTCTTACTGCTCTTATTAATTACAATGAAAACCCATATGATATAGAAATCAATAACATAACATTTGAGGAAGTATACGAGAAATGGAGCTCTGAACATTTTCTAAAAATATCTCAAAGTGGTGTAAGAAGTTGGATAAGTGCTTTTAATCATTCCAAACCGCTTCACAAGATGCGTATGAAAGATATCCGGGCTAATCATCTTGAAGGAACAATACATAATGCTAATGTTGGTGAAGCTACCAAACAACGTATGAAAAGCTTATATAATCTTATGTATCGATATTGCCTGAAAAATGATATCGTTGATAAAGATTATGCAGCCCTTTGTGAAAGTGTATCACGTGGAGAAACCAAAATAAAGCGTGTACCATTCTCTGATGAGGAGATAATGAAGCTGTGGGATAACATAACATATCCATTCACTGATATGGTTTTAATAGGCATATACAGCGGTTGGAGGCCTCAGGAGCTGGCTATTCTTAAGATAGCTGATATAGATTTAGATAACTGGTCCTTCACCGGCGGTCTGAAAACTGATGCTGGCCGTAATCGTACTATACCTATTCATCCAGCCATCCAGAAGCTTGTTAAACAGAATTATGATAAAGCCATACAAATGCATAGTGTTTATCTGTTTAATGATCAAAATGGACAACAAGGTACTCATCTTACTTATGACAAATATCGTGGTCGCTTTAATAAAGTTATGATGAAGCTTAACCTAAAGCATAAACCACATGATACAAGACATACATTTATCAATGCTGCTAAAGCAGCTAATATGAACGAATATGTATTAAAGATAATCGTTGGCCACGTTATAGAAGATGTTACAGAAGCTGTATATACCCACAGAACTGTAGATCAACTTCGTGAAGAACTTATTAAAATCGACCTTCCTAATCCATAATATAATATCAAAACAGACTGCTGATTATCACATACAGCAGTCTGTTTTTTGTTAGTTATGTGTTAGTTACGTCTGTTAGTTACCTGTTAGTTACTTGTTAGTTACGTCTATAAATTCACGTTATTTTATACATTTTCAGAATATATTTATTTTAATCGTATATAATGCAAAAACCGCCGCAATCCCAGTGATTACGGCGGTTTAACGCATTTAGCTTATTAAATTAATTAGAACTTACCTTCATCAGCAGCCTGCTGTACAGAAACAGCAAGTTGCTTATTTACTGGTATTTAGCATAATATTGTTAGTTACGTGCTAATTACATATCTGTTTTTCTACTACCTAATAGTGTTCCAACAATATAAATATTATAAATCATTTTTATGTGTATAGTGTGTATTTTTATTATGATATGAAAAGAGTTTCTTCCTTATTGTATATGTCAGACTTTTTCAATGTTATGTACATCTATTGCACTTGTTACAGTATTGCCAATACCGATAACTGCTCTGTCTCCATTAACCTGGATAACATCATATTCATCATAATAAAGATTAAATGCTCTATCTGTATCATAATCAACATTAAGAAGCACTCTTACCTTATCACCGGCTTTTATATCAGATATGTCAGTTTCAGATTCTTCATTGCTTTCACCATCCGAACTGTCGCCTGCTGATACAATACATCCATCATTGACCCAGCCTATTCCATCGTCAATAAGATATGGGTTGGAAGCCCAGGGAATAACCCTTGTTATTCTTCCGCTATTAAATCCGGCTGATGGTGTGAGTGCAGCTTCTGATGTAGATGAGGCATATATTACATTATATTCAACATAATCTCCTATCTCATGCTGCAGCTGCTCTGTAGTCTCATCAGCACCGGCATTATTATCTTCATCCGCATTATCATTATCTTCAACATCATCATTCCTGTGATCATACTCATTCGCTTTTGTAAGTCTGTCATAGACTTCATCATACATTATGTCATAATCTACTCTTGTGCCATCATTTAAATAGTAGTCACTAGACTCCTGCGACATAGCGAATTTATCCTCGCATATCTCACCATCATCATTCCAGTGTGCCTCCCATATAAGTGCACCATGCTCTATAAGCTCGTCAACATTCATATAATCGTTTAACCAACTGTGGCTTGCATAGA